GCTGCTTGGATTACAAAATCAGTCACTTTGGAGACTGGAAAAGTTTATACAATGTCTTGGAACTACATTGGAACGGACTATGTTCCTTTCAATGATGGTTCTATTACTTCACTTGTTTATCAAGGAACTGGAACTTCTCCATCAGTAACAGTTAATAACCAACTTCAAAACTATGCATTACTTGGATTTACTAATCCAGGAACTGGTGATTATTCAACATGTTCTTTTGGTTCTACTGGATGGCAGTATTCAACTTATCAAGTAGGTGCTAATGGTGATTATCTCTTGGGATTTGCAGTATTCAACCTTGGAGATACCGCACTATCACCAGTTCTTTTAGTTGATAGTCAACCTGGAACTACAACAGCAAATGGTGAAGAATTCACTCCTGTTGCTCCAAATAATCCAGATGCTCCATCTGTTGATGAGGTAGCACCAACTCCAACTCCTACACCAGAGCCAACTCCTGAACCTACACCAGAGCCAACTCCCGAACCAACTCCTGAACCTACACCAGAGCCAACTCCCGAACCAACTCCTGAACCTACACCAGAACCAGAACCAACACCAGAGCCAACTCCTGAACCCACTCCTGCTCCTGCTCCTGAACCTACACCAGAGCCAACTCCTGAACCACAACCACCAACATTATTAAACTCTGTGACTGTTCCTGCACCAGGACTTCCAGTTGTTGTTACCACAGAAGTAACTCATAAGGCATCTGAGAAGGATGGAGTTCAAAAGATTAGAAGAGACTTTGCAACCACAACTCAAACTCCTTTATTAAGACAGGATACTTATAGTGATGGAACCGTTGTAGCATCATTACTTCTTTCTGTTGATATTGAAAATAATCATGATGTTCTTTCTGGACGCACTGACCAGCATGAAGTTTTAGATAAGATTGGTGGTGGATTACAAAATCTGTTTATTTACGAACCAACTGAACCAACCACAGACAGAGTAAGAGTATTCAATAACAACTATTATGCCTGGTCTTCTGGTGATTATGGATACAATGGTAAGACTTTAATCATTGGTGGTGGATTAGAGATTGATATTAAACCAACCTGGACTATAGGTGGTCAATATAATAATATGAACATTGATTTGGGTGGTGTTGATAGTACTTCTAAACTCCTCAAAAATCATTATGGAATATTCAATATGTTCCGTGGAAATACATTCTCACTCTTAACAAATGCTGGATACTCCCAGAACAAATATAATGTATCCAGAAATGTTCAGAGTGTCTTCAATAATGAAAGTTCAACAGAAGGAAAAGAGTGGTTTGTAAATAACAGACTATTCTGGCATCTCAATAAGAATGTAACTCCATTTGTTGGATACACTGTTGGTAACTATCAGAGAGATGGATTTACTGAGAAAGGTTCTATTCAATCCAGAAGAACTGTTGATGCTATAAACAAAACTTCACATTCTGGTGAGGTAGGTCTAAATATTTCACACCGTTTTGGTGGAAAGAAAAAGGATTTATTTGGAGTAACTATTGGTGGTTCTTATGAAACCAGTGGAATGATTGAAGCATCTGCTTCTGTTGATTATAAGGAAATGGTTATTATTGAAGGAATACATCAAATTAATGATGGAGTTTCTAACACAGCAGTATCTGCAAAACTTAAATTTAAGTTCTGAAATCCTAAATAACAAAGACACTTCATCAAAAGACTGATGGATAATCCAAATAAAAGAGAAAAGTGTATGAGTACTGTTATTCGTATAGCGATTTTGGGTTGGTCCGCTGCTCTTCTTACTGCCAGTTATGCTGGGGCTCTATCTAAGATGGATCCTACTTTTATTGCTACTGTATTCACAGCATCTGCTGCAACTTTCGGTATTAATACAATGAAGAAGGGTGGCGATGAAGATGAGAAGAAAGAAGAACCACGCAGAGAAGTTGTAGTAGAACCTACTCCAGAACCACCAGCACCAGAAGTTGCTGCTGAACCAACTCTTGAAGAAAGAGTTGAAGCACTTGAAGAAGGTCAAGTACAACCTCGCACAGGTGGCGCATAATGGCAAAGTCAGCAAACAAAGGTAAGAAAGGTTCGGCAGGTTCTGCTAATAACAAAAAGCAGAATTCTGGCAATGCGAACGCCAAAAAGGCAAAGAATGGTGGAAAGAAAAAATGATTGAATTTGTTACTTTGGTGGTTGTTGGTCATGTGTTAGTTGGACCTAACTTATGTCAAACTGATTTTTTAAGTGATAATCAAATTTACACATTTATATACCAATGCCAAGAGAATGGAACACTCCAAAACGAGAGTGTTGGAATGCTCCCATCCACCAAATACTCAAAGCTATAGATAATCACACCCGTCTTCATATGGAGACGGGTGATTTTTGGCATGAAGAACAGGCCCAGATCTTGAGAAAATATGTCAAAGATTTGAAAATCTGGATTCATAAACAAGAAGGATGGTGGGATGAATGAAAAAAATTCTCACAGCAATTAGTTTATCATTAGCATTGATTTCTCCAGTAGCAGCAGAATCAATAATTAAAACACAACCAACTGTAAAACCTTATAGTTTATCAGCAATGGGTTGTATGATACTTTTGGAATGTACTGAAGGAGTAGAAAGACTTACAGTAGATTCTGAATTACTAAAAGATCCAGACTTTGATCCATTTAGAGAAGAACTAAAAGCAATCATTGCAGGACTTGATAAACTTGGAGTTCCTGTTTATGTTGCACCAGAAAGATATTTCACACCAAGGACAGTAGGATTATATAAACCAGAATATAATCGTTTCTTTGTAAATGAAACTCTTCTTAAAGATCCTAGAGAGTTTCTAGGAACAATGAGACACGAAGGATGGCATACAGTTCAAGACTGTATGGGTGGTGGATTAAAAACATCTTTTATGGCACAGGTTCATCAAGATAGTGAGATCCCTGCCTGGGTTATGAAATCTACAAGATTGACTTATGAAACGATGGGTCAAGGTCGTGCAGTTCCTTGGGAAGCAGATGCTAACTGGGCAGAAGAACAATCAAATGTCACTGCAGAAAAGTTAGAAATGTGTGCTAAGGGTCCACTGTGGGAACAGATGAGACCAACTCCAATGACAATGGATTGGCTGATTGGTTGTGGATGGATGAAACCACAAGAGGGTAAGTATCCATATTATCCAAACAAGAAAGCAGAATATTGTGTAGAAGGTAAGTTTTAATGAGCGACTTTCCTTGGGGAGTAATTATAATATTGGGGTCTGGTCTTATCTTTACTTTATATGTAATCTACTACATATTACGATTAGCACACGAGGAAATGAAAAATGAAGAACCTAGCAATCATTCTGTCAACAACAAGTCTTCTCATTAGTGGAGCACTTTGCTATGGTGCTTATGTGACTTATAAAAAAGCGGAAGCAATTTTAAACAACCCAGAACAGTTCGTTGGTAAGGTTGTGGAGAATCAAGTGAATAAAGCATTTGAGAAACTACCAATTCCCAAACTAAATACTGGGAGTATTAAGTTTCCTTTCTAATGGCAGACAAAGACCCGTATATCTATAGAATCAAATCAGTATATAAGGTAGTAGATGGCGACACTATTGATGCTGCTATTGACCTTGGGTTTGATATCTCCCTTACTAAACGAATTCGTCTTGCTGGTGTCGATACCCCAGAGAGCAGAACAACTGATGCTAAAGAAAAGGCACTTGGTCTTGAAGTTAAAGAATGGCTCAAGAAAAAGTTAGAAGGTCAAACTGACATTATTGTCAAAACAGAACTCCCAGATTCTACCGAAAAGTACGGAAGAATTCTTGGACATTTGTTTATTGGGGATGCTGAAGTATCCGCAGTCAATAAAAAGAAATCAGTCAATCAAATGATGATTGATGAAGGATTTGCTTGGGAATATTCTGGTGGCACTAAAAAGAAAGATTTTGCTCTATTAGAATCAAAAAGACAAGCGAGCAGATAATTTCTTAGCAATCTTTTTAGGAGGGGCATAGAGAGACTTAAATCTTTCTTGCCCCTCTTTTGTGAATTTATCTTTTACTGGTTCATCAATAATCACTTTATTCTCAATTTCATATAGGGTATTCTTTTCAATCTCATCACGGATATATTGTTCTACATTATCTGTTTGTGCAACAAGTCTTGTTCCCTCTGATGAATATTCAAAAATATCAATATGACCTGCTTCTGCCATCACATAATGGAGAACAGGTTTAACTTGTTTGATTTTAATTTTAAACTTATTCTTTGTTGCTTCTTTGATAAATGGTTCAGCAGCATTCTTCAATACATTTAAAACTGCTGTGGATGCCATTGTAGCAGCAGTTGTGACTACTGCGACAGCACCAGCCGTAGCAACAAGAGAAGGGTCAGGTAAATTAATATCGACACCATAAACAGAAAATGTTGGTTGTGGTTTATCTGCTGGAACTTCTGCAACTGGAGTAACAACAGGAGTTTGAGTAGGGGGGGTTTGAGCAACCTGAGGCAGTTGAGGTGGGGGGGTAGTATCAGGCAACCCCCTTGTTTTTTCTTGTTGTTCTGTTGCTTGTTTTTCACGCTCTGCTTTTACAGCAGCATCAAACTCTGCTTGAGTTGGAACATTAATAACTGGATATTTAATCGTAGTATTTGGGGCATCAATAACAGGAACTTCAAGACCACGAACAACAGGTGCTTCTACAGAACGAACATTTGGTCTATCTATAGTTGAGATTATAGATGGACCAGATATTCTGTTGATACTTGCACTCGGTATGTTAATCGGATTATTTCCGATTATTTGCCTTAAGTTTGGATTATCAATAGGTTGTATTGGTTCCATTGACCACATCCTCAACTCTTGGGTACTTCACAACAATATCTTCACAAACTTTGTAGTAAGGACTATCAGGATGGAACATAATTCCTGCTTTGTATGCTTCACCACATTTTAATAATCTTACAAGTTCAAAATCTAATCTTGCTTTATCAGCTTCGGCTTGTTGTCTTGAGATTTCAACTCTTGCTCTTGATTTGCAGAGTTCTTGTAAAGAACCATCTAAGGGAATATTAAATCCCATAGATAATCCAGCATTTCCAGAATAAGATGAAAACTGTTCTGGATCTTGACTAGCATTACCATTACCAATAATAAATGGTGCCAGGGAAAATGTTGGTCCTTGACAAGAAACACCAGCACCAAATGTATTCATAGCATAAGGGCCCTGAAGCACTTGAACTGCCTGGTTTGTTACATTACCAGTAGCAGATGCTGAAGGTCCTGCGATGTTTGTATTTGATGGAGCTTGCTGAGCAAATGCAGTCCCTGTTGAAATTATTGCGTAAAGACAGAGATTGATGTAGTAGTTGATTGAGTTTCTGTGGTGCGATCTATCCATGTTTCTTTTGCCACTCCAGGTCCGAGATAGGTTTCACTGAACTGGAATGGAGCACCAGGAGTTGTAATACTATAATTTGTATCCTTAGTAGGATTTCCAGGAATGTTGATGTTCGTACCAGTTACAGTATAAGATTCACCAGTTGTATATTCAACTTGGCGGATTGCTTCTACAATTCTTGTTGTAGATTCTGTTGTTGCATTGATTGTGCCTCTAGTAAAATTAGGCACAACGCTCTCAGCATAAACGGGAGTACAAATGACTCCCGTTGCTAAAAGCAAAACGGGAGTTAAATGTCTCATTTGAATACACTCAGTTCAATGGACCTTTGAGCAGTAGCACTTGTTCCAGCACCACCAGCAGTAACAGTAGGAACACCAGTTGGTGAAAGAGTACCTGCAAGAGTTCCTTTCTCACCACCAACTTGAGTTACACTATCTCCGTAGAGATTTGGTGTTCCAATAACACCGTTAGTAACTGTTTGAGTATTAACTGGAGTATCAGCAGCATTGAAACTTTCAGAGAAAGTAAATGCTTGACCTGGAGTATTAATGTCATAGGTTCCAGCACCACCAACACCTCCAAAGGATGTTGCTTGGATATTGGTTCCTGACGCCGAATAGGAAGCACCAATTCGAGTTGATTGAACTGCGGCACCATCAACTTTCAATTGAACGGAATCAGTGATTTTTGATGTAATTTCAGCAGCATTAACTGGGATTGCGAAGAATAACGAAAAGGCTAATAGAAGTCTTTTCATTTTCTTATTGTTG